GCGGCCGTGCGCCAGTACGGCGGCTACATCCAGATGAGCGACCTGCTGCTGCTGACCGCCATCGACAACAACCTCACCATGGCCACGAAGCTGCTCGGCGCACAGGCCGGCCGCACGCTCGACACGATCACGCGCGAGGTGCTCGTCGGCGGCGACAACGTGCAGTACGCCGACGAGTCCGTGTCCGCCCGCTACCTGCTGCAGGGTGGCAATGCCAGCGCCGCCGACAACAACTACCTGACCGTCGACTGCATCCGCCGCGCCGTGCGCGCGCTCAAAAACGCCAACTGCCGCCGCATCGACGGCGCGTTCCCGGTCATCATCCACCCCGACGTGGCCTATGACCTCATGAACGACCCGAAGTGGCTCGCGCCCCACCAGTACGTCGACACCGAGCACATGTACGAGGGCGAGATCGGCAAGATCGAGGGCTGCCGCTTCGTCGAGAGCACGGAGGCAAAGATCTTCCACGCCGAGGATCTTGCCAGCGACAGCCGCACTCTGCTCACGAACGGCGCAGTGAGCGGCAAGACCACCTTCTCGTTCGACGGCGGCACGGTCAAGTCCGGCGCGCTCGTCGGCCGTCAGGTGCTCGTCGGCAACGCGTGCGTGACCGTCACGGCCAACACCGCGAACTCCATGACCGTGGACGCCGCCGTCACGGCCGAGGACAACGCCATCATCTACCCCGGTGAGGCCGGCGCGCAGGGCCGCGACGTGTACGTCACGCTCGTGCTCGGCGCCGACGGCTACGGCACGACCGAGATCACCGGCGGCGGCCTCGAGCACATCGTCAAGCAGCTCGGCTCCGCCGGCACGGGCGACCCGCTCAACCAGCGCGCGAGCGTCGGCTGGAAGGCCACGAAGGTCGCCGTGCGTCTCGACGACAGCGCCATCCGCCGCATCGAGACCTGCAGCACCTACACCGAGTAAAAAAACCACCCCGTGCCTCCCGCCCGCGCGGCGGGAGGCACCCATGCACACAAGGAGGAATATACTATGGCAACCAGAAAAAAGACCGACCGCGCCGCCGCTGAGGCCTGGCTGAGCGAACCCGTGACCGTGCGTCTGTTCCGCGACAACGGCAGCTACAAGGAGGACAAGGTCGTGACCGTCAACGGTGAGACCGTGCGCATCCCGCGCGGCGAGGACGTGACCATCCCGCGCCGCTTCGCGCTCGTGCTCGCGCAGGGCGAGGCGCAGGACGCGCGCACCGGCGCGCTCATCGAGCGCGAAACCGCCCGCTTTGCCGCCGAGAGCGGCGCGCTGGGGCTCTGACCATGGCGACGCTTCAGCAGGCGCTCAAGCGCATCGACACGATCTGCCCCAACGCATGGGACGACGCGGCAAAGCTGCTGTGGCTCAACGAATGTGAGAGCATGATCCAGACGCGCATCCTCGGCATCGCGCCGGGCGAATGTGTGACCTACGACGTGAACTCCGACCGCAGCACCGTGCTGCTCGTGCCCACACCGTTTGACCGGCTGTACGTGTACTACGTCATCGCCATGTGCGACTACGCCGCGCACGAGACGGCGCACTACGCCGACAGCATGGCGCTGTTCAACGCGGCGCTCGACGAATACGCCAAGTGGTACCAGCGCACGAACGGCGCTGCGGCTTCCGTGCCCGGTGCCGCATCGCAGATCGCCGCCAACACCGCCGCCCGCCACTCGCACGCGAACAAGCGCGTGCTCGACGGCATCACGGCCGCAAAGACCGCCGCGTGGGACGCCAAGGCGGGTACGGCGGCGGCCACGCAGTCTGCGGCTGGTCTGATGTCCGCTGCCGACAAGGCCAAGCTCAACGGCATCGAGCGCGGCGCCAACAAGACCACCGTGCCCACAGCGCTGAAAAATCCCAACGCACTGACGATCAAAATCGGCGGCACGACCGTCACCTACGACGGCAGCGCCGCGAAAACCGTCACGATCGCCGACGGAAGCGAGGTGGCCTACTGATGGCGAAGAAGCTCTACGAAGAGGCGTCCGTGCAGGCCATCGCGAATGCCATCCGCGAAAAGACCGGCGGCGCGGAAACGTACAAGATCGCGCAGATGGGCGACGCGGTGCGCGCCATACCCAGCAAGGACAATATCGTCCATGCGGATATCCCGGACTACATCAAGACGGCGGCGCTGGAGGTGGCCAAAAAGGTGCAGGCCGTGCGCACGAGCGAAAGCATCGTCTTTATCGCGGCCTCGGACGCGCACCAGCTTGACACCAGCGCGGACATTGTGGCCGGCAACAAGCACGCCGGCATGGCGATGAAAGCGCTCGCGTATATCCTGCCGGGCATCGACTTTGCGTGCTATCTGGGCGACTACACGGCCGGCAGCGCAACGACCACGCTGGCCGAGGGGCGGCAGCACTTCGCGGAGATCAACGCGGACATCGACGAAGCCTTTTCCGGCATCCCGCAGTTTCGCACCCTTGGCAACCACGACAGCTTGCAGTACAGCAAGGCGCAGAATGGCAGCGTGCTTTCAGTGGCCGAGCTGTACGGCCTGTGCGGCGCTTATAACGCCGGAGCGGTTATGGGCAGCACCACCGATGGTTACTGCTATCGGGACTTCAAGAGCAAAAAGCTGCGGGTGATCTGCCTGAACACCGCTGAGGGTATGGAAAAGGAGTATGTCAGCGACGCGCAAAAGCTGTGGTTTGCGAACACGCTGAAAGCCGTGGGCGCAAAGGCCGGTTGGAATGTGCTGATCCTGTCCCACCATCCGCTGGACTGGGGCGGCGTGTGTGTCCTGTCCAACATCGTCAAGGCGTATGTGGACGGCAGTTCCATCACCGTGAGCAGCGGCAACACAATAAACTTTTCCGGTAGCAACAGCGCCAAGATACTGGCAGTGATTCACGGCCATGTGCACTGCTTCAAGGCCGCAAAGCTCAACGCTATCGCAAGCGGCACCGGCACGGAGTACAACGTCTGGCGCGTGGCTACACCGAATATGTGTTTCGCAAGAAACAACGAATACGGCACAAACGGCAGCGCGGAATATTATGGGATCGAGTTTGGCGAAACGACCACCTACAACAAGACGGCCAACAGCGCCAAGGACACGGCGTTTGTCGTCAACGTCATCAATCCAAGCCAGCAGAAGATCTACAGCTACTGTTACGGCGCGGGCTATGACCGCGAGATCTTCACCGGCATCCAGACCGTGGCCGTGACGGGCGTAACGCTCAACGCTGCCTCCGGCGAGCTGACCATCGGCGGGCAGACCACGCTGACGGCGACCGTGAAACCCGCAGACGCGAGCAACAAGACGGTGACGTGGGCAAGCTCCGCGCCGACCGTGGCCAGCGTGGTCAACGGTGTTGTCACAGCGCTTGCGCCGGGCAGCGCCAAGATCACGGTAAAAACCGCAGACGGCGGCTTTACGGCAGAGTATGCGCTGACGGTCAAAGCCGCGACGTCCGACCTGCTGGCTTCCTATGGCTATACGGACAATACCCGGCTTTCCACGTCCTCCGGAAGTGAGAAAGCCGCCACAGGCTATGTGACCATCGGCCACACGGCGGCGATCCCGATCGACAATACCAGATATCCCAACGGCGCGACCATCCGCGTGACCGGCGCGGTGAACTGTCTGGGCAACAACTGGTCCGGCGGCAACAACGGCGGCGACAGTGCGTTCGTGCTGTACACGACGGGCGGAACGCAGTTTTCAAACGCGAGCTACATTGAGGCCAAGGCCACGACGGCGGGAACGTTTACGATCGACGCGGACAAGACCGGCTTTACGCTGGACATCGCGTCGCTGTCGGCACCGCATTATATCAAGTTCTGCGTCAAGGGGGCCGGCGCAAATCTTACGGCGACGCTGACGCCAAAATGAAGGGGGTAACAGCAGATGGAAATCATCGAAGCATTTGCGGCGAAAAACAAGTGCTATCAGATTGGTACGCCGCTTAAACCGCGCGGCCTGATGCTGCACAGCATCGGCACGCCGCAGCCGAGCGCGGCCGCGCTGGCGCGGTACTTTGACCAGTACCAGCCGGGCGGCCAGTCGGTCTGCGTGCACGCGTTTACGCAGGCGGACGGCACGGTATACCAGACACTGCCGTGGGAGATGCGCGGCTGGCACTGCGGCGGCGCGGCAAATAATACCCACATCGGCATCGAAATGACGGAACCGGGCGCGGGCATGGCCTACGCCGAGGCCGCGGCGCAGATCACGGGCACATACCGCACGGCCGTGGCGCTGTTTGCGCAGCTGTGTGAGACGTATGGGCTGGACCCGCTGGCCGACGGCGTCATCATCGGCCACGCGGAGGGGCACCGGCGCGGCGTGGCCAGCAACCACGCCGACCCGGAATATCTGTGGCGGCAGTACGGCATGGGCTTCACCATGGACGGATTTCGCGCCGCCGTCGCCGAAGCGATGGCCGGCACGCAGAAGGAGGAAACAGACATGACACGATACAACACCGTGGCCGAGATGCCCGCATGGGCGCAGGCCGAGGCGCAGCGGCTCGTTGACCGCGGCGCGCTCAAAGGAGACGCCAACGGCAGGCTCGACCTGTCGCTGGATATGCTGCGCACGATGCTCGTGTGCCAGCGGATGATCGACCAGGCAAAGGAGACATAAATGGACCGACTCACAACGATCAAAGCGGCCGTCTGCACGGCGGCCGCAGCGCTGACGGCCTTCTGGGGCTGGACAGGCTGGCTGGCGGCGGCATGGTTTCTGGCCATGCTGCTCGACTATGCCACCGGCAGCGCCGCCGCCCTGCGCGCCGGGACATGGAGCAGCCGCGTCGCCCGCGAGGGCCTGTGGCACAAGGCCGGAGCCGTGGCGGGCGTGCTCGTGGCGGCGCTGCTGGACTTTGCCCTGCGCGTGCTGCTCGGCAGCGTGCCGGGGCTGGGCATCGACTACGACGTGCTGCTGTGTCCGCTCGTGACGGCGTGGTATCTGCTGACGGAACTGGGCAGCATCGCCGAAAACGCGGGCGCGCTCGGCGCGCCGATGCCGCAGTTTCTCATGCGGGCGATCGCCGCCCTGCGCGCCGGCATTTCCGACCGCGGCGGCGGAGACGGGGACGGAGGCGGCGCGGCATGACGGATTTTTCCCCGCTGAACTTCCCGCTGCCGGAGCGTACCGGCGGTGAGGGGCTGGAGGCACGCGTCACGGCGCTGGAGGAGACGATCATCCGGCTGCTGGAGGCGCTGCAGTACACGCTGACGAATCTCAGCCGCGAAAACTTCAACCCCGCCGCGCTCGAACGGCTGCGCGCCGAGCTGCGCAGCGGCCAGACCACGAACCAGTAAGGAGGCAGGCAATGCATCTACCCACATTTCCCCGCGCCATGGCCGTGACGCGGCGCGTGCAGACCGACTTTCGCGGCTACGACCACCGGCCGGGCTGCCCGGAGGGCGGCATCTACGAGATGACGAACGGCTCGGCGGCCGACGCGCCGCTGTTTTCCACGCGGCCGGGCCGCACGCTGACCTATCCGACCGGCGGCGGAAGCCCGAATGGGCTGTTCGCCGGCAGCCGCGGGCTGCTCTGGTGCACCGGCCAGACGCTGTATGTCAACGGCACGCCCGTCGCGGGCTGCACGCTCATCAACGGGCCGAAGGTGTTCGCCGAGCTGGGCGGCACCGTGCTCATCTGGCCGGACAAGATCTGGTACCGGCCGGATTCCGGCCAGTTCGGCAGCGCGGAGCCGAGCTGGAGCGGCTCCGTGAACCTCCAGCGCTCGGACGACAGCAGCGGCACCCGCGCCGACGCCATCGCCGCGGAGGGCATCGACCTGCCGTTTCGCGTGGGCGACGCCGTGACGATCCGCGGCTTTTCCACGCCGGAGGACAACGGCACCTACATCATCCGCGACATTGCGGGCGCAGCGCTCGTGTTCGACCCCGACACGTTCTCCACCGCCGGGACGACCGAGAACATCACGGTCACGCGGCGCATGCCCATGGCGATGCACGCATGCACGTACGGCAACCGCATCTGGGCCTGCGCGAACGACACCGTCTGGTGTACAAAGCTCGGCGACCCGCTGAGCTGGTACTGGTACGAGGCGGACGAAAACGGCACGGTCGCCACGGCGGCATGGAGCGTAGACGTCGGCACGCCGGGCGATTTTTCAGGCTGCGCGGCCACGGGCAGCGGCGTGGTATTTCTCAAGCCGGACGGGCTCTGGCGGCTGTACGGAACGAAGCCGGACAACTTCCAGCTCGTCGCCTCGGCGGCGCTCGGCACGGAGGAAAACTCCGGCCGCACGCTCGTGACGGCGGCGGAAACGCTCTACTACCTCTCCCCTGCCGGGCCGGCGCGCACGGCCGGCGGACGGCCGGTGCGCATCGGCGACGCGCTCGGGCGCACGCTCACGGCCGGCGTGGCGGGCACGGACGGCACGCGCTGGTATCTCTCGGCGCATGACAGCGGCAATGCCTGGCACCTGTTCGTATACGACACGCGCAGCGGCCTGTGGAGCCGCGAGGACGCCTTCCACGCGCGCGGGTTTGCCCGCAGCGGCGGCGCGCTCTATGCGCAGGACACCAGCGGCGTCTGGCGCTTCGGCACCGGCAGCACGGCACAGCTGGAGAGCATGCTCGAAACGGGCGATTTCGTCAGCGGCAGCCCGGACTGCAAGCGTCTGCTGCGCGTGCAGCTGCGGCTGGAGGCGGACGCTGGCGCAAGCGTGACGGCGGCGGTGCAGTACGACTCCGACGGCGTGTGGCACACGCTCGCGACCGTGACGGCGGGCGCGAAGCGCTCCGTCACGCTGCCGGTGCTGCCACGCCGGTGCGACCACTTTCGCCTGCGGCTGACGGGCACGGGCGCGTGGCGGCTGCTGTCGCTCACGCGCACGGAGACTGCCGCCGGGCCGCAGCACTGAGGAAAGGAGACCTTATGGCCACAAAATACAAATACGACAAGGACACCGACTACGCCGCGCTCATGGAGCAGGCGGCGCAGCGCGGCGACCATGCGTCCGCTGCCATCTACGAACAGCAGCGCAACGCGAAGATCCGCGGCGAGGGCATGGCCGATCAGGAGCAGACGAACGACTATGCGCAGTATCTGCCCCTCGAGGACGTGCCGGACTACGACGATACGCACCGCCGCGAGGCGGAAACGCTGCTGACCGAGCGCGACACGACCGCACAGCGCAGCCGCATCGACCAGATGCTTGACGCGCTGCTCGGCGAGGAATTCAACTACGACCCGGCATCGGACCAGCTCTACGCCGCCTACCGGCAGCAGTACGAGCGGCAGGCCGATCTCGCGGCGGCCAACGCCCTCGGCGCAGCGGCCGCGCTGACGGGCGGGCAGGCCTCGACGGCGGCGG